GGAATTGGTGTTGGAATTCGTTCAGCGGATGATAAGTCGGTTGGAGTCATGCCCCACCTTCGCACATATGACGCATCATCTCTCGCTTACAGACAAGGTAGGACTCGTCGTGGTAGTTATGCCGCTTACCTTGACATTAGTCATCCGGATATTTTCATTTTTCTAGAGATGAGAAAGCCTACTGGCGATCCAAATATGAGGACCCAGAACATGCACCATGGTATCAACATACCAGATTCGTTTATGCAAATCATTGAACAGTGTATGCTTGACCCAGAAGCAAACGATGATTGGGAACTGAAAGATCCTCATAACGGTGAAGTACGTGAAGTAGTATCAGCTAAACATTTGTGGCAACAGATCTTAGAGACAAGAATGCATACAGGTGAACCTTATTTGCATTTTATTGATACAAGTAACCGTGCCATGCCAGAGTTTCAAAAGAAACTTGGATTGAGTATCAAACAATCTAATTTGTGTAGTGAGATTATTTTACCAACAGATAAGGACCGTACTGCTGTATGTTGCTTATCTTCTTTGAATTTGGAGTATTATGATGATTGGAAAGATGACAGACTTTTTCTTCGGGACGTTGCTGAGATGCTCGATAACGTCCTTCAGCATTTCATTAATAATGCTCCTGACAGCATATCACGCGCAAGATATAGTGCTAGCCGTGAACGGTCTATTGGTATTGGTGCTCTCGGTTGGCATGCCTATCTACAACGCAATAGTATCCCGTGGGAATCAGCGCTCGCAGTAAGCACTAATCATAAGATCTTTGGACATATTAGAGCAATATTAAACAATGCTAATTTCGAACTTGGAAAACTTCGCGGAGAAGCACCTGACGCAATGGGGACAGGGCAGCGCTTTAGCCACCTTATGGCTATTGCTCCTAATGCTTCTAGTTCAATTATCATGGGTAACACTAGTCCTAGTATCGAGCCTTACCGTGCTAATGCCTATCGTCAAGACACTCTTTCAGGCTCTCATCTGACTAAAAATAAATGGTTAGACAGAATCATTAAATTGAAACTTGCTGAATCTGGTGTTGGAGATGTAGATGAAAAATATAATGAAATTTGGTCCAGTATCATTGCCAATGACGGCTCCGTACAGCATCTCGAACTTCTCGATGAGTGGTCAAAAAGCGTGTTCAAAACCTCAATGGAAATCGACCAGCGATGGCTTGTCCAGCATGCAGCAGACAGACAAGTTTATATTGATCAAGCCCAGTCAGTTAACCTATTCTTTAGACCTGACTCGCACCTCAAGTATCTCCACGCAGTTCACTTTCAAGCCTGGAAACAAGGACTCAAGACGTTGTATTATTGCAGATCTGAAAAGATTGGCAAGGCTGACAAAGTATCTAAAAAGATCGAACGAAAAGTTATTGAAGAGATTGACATGAAGGCTCTCGCTAGTGAAGATGTATGTTTAGCATGTGAAGGATAAAAAAATGAGTTTGACTTTGGTGAATTACTCCTGTGTTAGTCATGAAGTTAGTCAGTTTGCTATGAGAAAAACTGCAGAGGTTGTACCTGCAACTAAAGCTTTGTTCTTTAGTGATAAGGAGCCCTTAATTTACAAAAGGGACTTTGATTTCCACAAGATAGAGTCGTTGCATTTTCCTAATATAGAAGAACAACGTCAAGTTTTTATAAAAGAGTATGTTAATTTTTTTATTAAAAAAGTCAACGATTATATTGACACTGAGTTTATGCTGATTGTTCAGCATGATGGAATGGCTGTCAATAAAGAGTACTGGACAGATGAATTCTTTGATTATGATTACATTGGTGCTCCATCAGTTTATAATTCAAAAAATGTTACGCTTGAGTTAAAATACCACGACAAATACAATATTGATCCCAATAAAAAGAGTTGGTATAATGGCAATGGCGGCTTTTCACTGAGAAGCAAGAAGCTGTTAAAAGCTTTGGCAAGCGATGATCGCATTCCAATAATTATTGAAATGATTAGCCGCAAAACTAATATACCTTATGAACTTCCTGTAGATGATGGAGTCATATGTATTATTTGTAGAGATATTCTTGAAAAAGACCATGGTATCAAATTTGCTCCTGTAGAATTAGCAATGCAATTTGCCTGTGATGAAGCAGTCACACATTCATCCTTAGGGTTTCATGGTTTGCATAACATACCATTATTTCTTACAGACAAAGAGTGTTTATATGTTTTGAAAAATATAAATCACAGACACTTAGGTTCTAACTGGAATGTGTATGGTAAGTTGATGGGCAATTTGTATGCATCTCGTCACCATGAAAGCTTTATTTACTGCGAAGAAAATATTGGCGCTTTCAGTGATTGGACAAAAAATATTTTAAACCAAGCTCCAACTGAAGTATTTAAAGAACATGAATGGAAATTGTAAGAATTAATAGAAGGTAATTAAATGAATGTATTAAGATTTACAGCAACATGGTGTCAACCATGCAAAGCATTAGCTCAACAATTAGAAGAGCTTGGTTTGGATAAAGATGTCACGGTTGTTGATATTGATGAACAGCAAGCTCTTGCTATTCAATATGGTGTAAGAAGTGTTCCTACTCTAATTGCAGTAGACAACAACAAAGAAGTAAAGAGAATGGTTGGAGTCAAAGCAAAAGACCTCATTCTTGATTGGTTTCCAAAGTCGGAAAAAAATCCTAATATTGTTAGATCAAATAACTAAAATGAACGCAAAAAGAAAATCAAGACTAACAGACGAGCGAAGTTCGTTTAAACCTTTCAACTATCCTTGGGCTTATGATGCCTGGTTGAAACATGAGCAGAGTCATTGGCTTCATACAGAAGTGCCAATGCTTGAAGATGTTAAGGATTGGAAGGGTAAACTGTCCGTAGAGGAAAAGATGTTCCTCACTCACATCTTCAGATTCTTTACTCAAGGTGATATTGATGTGGCTGGTGGTTATGTTAACAACTACCTTCCTTATTTTCCACAACCAGAAGTACGAATGATGTTGCTAGGGTTTGCTGCTCGTGAAGCTTTGCACATTGCTGCCTACTCTCATTTAATTGAGACTCTAGGACTGCCTGAAACAATGTACAATCAGTTTCTTGAGTATGCAGAGATGAAAGAAAAGCACGATTATGTGCTAGACATCTCTCAACAGAACTCTACTAAAGAAAACACAGCTAAGCACATTGCTGTGTTTTCTGCGTTCACAGAAGGAATGCAACTGTTCAGTTCTTTCATCATGTTGTTGAACTTTCCTCGTCATGGAAAGATGAAGGGGATGGGTCAGATTGTTACTTGGTCAATTGTTGATGAAACTCAACATTGCGAAGGAATGATTAAACTATTCAGAACATATGTCCAAGAGAATCCGGAGATTTGGAACGATGAACTTAAGGGACAATTGTATACAATTGCTGAAAAGATGGTTCTACTCGAAGACAGGTTTATTGATCTGGCATTCAGCATGGGCGGCATGGTTGGTCTTGACGCTGACGACGTTAAACGTTACATCCGCTATATTACTGATCGTCGCCTTATTAGTCTTGGTCTTAAGGGAATTATGAAGGTCAAGAAAAATCCTCTTCCATGGGTTGAGGAAATGATAAATGCTCCTACACACACTAACTTTTTTGAAAACCGAGCAACAGACTATGCTAAGGGTGCACACTCTGGTACATGGGACGATGTTTGGGCAAAGGCAGCTTAAATGAAAAAAACACTACTACTGTTACCTATTGCTTTGTTGACTGGTTGCATGACTTTCATCATGCCCAAACCACATGACTCTGTACTATTTGGCAACTTGGTTGATCTCAAAATCTTAAGTACTACAATCACTTGCGATGATAAGAATTATGGTTGGAAAGAGATGTTAGATAAAATCAACCACATTAAAGTTTACTCTACATACCGTAATGATCCACAAGCAGAAAGCATCAAGGGGTTACACGAAGCAATAGGCAAAGCTTATTCTTCCACTAATCCTGTATTTTGCAAATCATTACTAAATGTACAACAAAAACGTATTGACGTTATCGTCGATGCATGGAAGGATAGAAAATGACAGCTTTAGAAGCTTTGAGAGAAGCATCCCTGGAACCTACAAAGCTAGGTACGTTGGCTTACGATATGATGTTGGTTGTTGAACAATACAATAACCAATTAATGTCTCGTGAAGAGTTTGAATATCTTGTAAAAGAGATTGCTAGTGTAAAAGCAGCTCAGCACTTAGCTGATGATGAAAACGCAAGTAGATGGATTGTATCAGTAGCATCTTCTTTACTATCAGTAGCATAAGGAGGTAGTATGCTAGACCTAAAAGAAAGTGTCGAACACGTATGTTATGAGTGTGATGCCGAATTTATTGTAGAGCCTGTTGGTGAGACTGATGACATCATTAGCTTCTGTCCATTCTGTGGCTCTGAACTAGATCTTGAAGATCTAGACGAAGAAGAAGATGAAGAAGATAGCTGGGATTGATTTTTCATTATCTTCTCCTGCTATTTGTGTTTTCACTGGTAACAAGTTTAATTATAAAGAATGTTCTTTCTACTTCTTAACAGATAGAAAGAAGAATGCTCAGTATTACAATACCAATCTAGTTGGATCGCCAATGGTTGGTTATGTTAGTCAAGAAGAGAGATATCACAACATATCCAATTGGGCTTTGAGTGTATTATCAAACCACCACATTGAAAAGGTCTTTATTGAGGACTATGCTTTTGCAGCTACTGGACGAGTGTTCCATATTGCAGAGAACTGTGGTGTGTTGAAGTACAGAATGTGGATGGCCAACTACGAAATAACTCCTATTGCCCCCACTCAAATCAAAAAGCTCGCTACTGGAAAAGGAAATGCGAACAAAGAAGATATGCAAGTTGCCTTCATTAATGAAACTGGCTATAATCCCAAGTTGGAGCTTAACTTAACTGATAAGCAATGGAATCCTAGTTCAGACATTATTGATAGTTACTACATTTGCAAATACGGGAACAATTTACTGACCATAGCTCAGTAGGATAGAGCAACAGCCTTCTAAGCTGTCGGTCGGGAGTTCGAATCTCTCTGGTCAGGCCAATTATTATGTACACAAACCAACGTCCAACTTATAAAATAAAACCTAATGTTAGGTTTAAGAACAATATCACTAACGAGGTGACTCGTGGTGACATTGTGAATGAGGAGTTCATTGATGGCAAGCAGTTCTTCGTTGTCAAAGTTGGTCCTCGATTTTTGAAGTTCTCGAAAGAAGGATATACACTTTTGAAAACTTCATTATAATAGGTCTGTTGACTTATGTTGAAGTATGTGTAGAATAGACGTTCTGCACATGCAGTTTTTTATTAATTTATTATGGAGTCTATTATGACACAAAAACAACGCCTCGCTTCCGCTTTTTCTAACGGTGCTGAGTTGACAAGCAAGCAAATCCGCTCACAGTTCAAGATTGCATCACCAACCAAGGTTGTTTCACAACTGCGTTTGGAAGATGGCATGTCCATCTACTTGAACACACGTACTGACTCTAAAGGTCGTGTGACGCAGAAGTACCGTTTGGGTACACCTAGCCGTGCAATCATTGCAGCTGGCTACCGTGCTGCTTCTTTAGGTCTTGTCTAATTAGTTTAGATGTGTGACAATAAAGGGACTTCGGTCCCTTTTTTATTGGAGAAATGTAATGGCTTTGACTGCAGATAAAACTACTCACGATTGGCTTATTGGTGTATTGAAAACCAATAAGGTTCAAGTTATTTTTACTAAGAGTGATGGTACTGAACGTACTAT